ACCCGGCAGAAATTATGCCTACAATTGAGTATGCAGTTCCCGGTGCATCGCCAATCAAATATGTAAATGAGATTGTAGATATATTAGATGATGATCGGACTAATTGGGAAATACCAGATAATGTCGATATAACAAATTTTGATTTTAGTTGGAAACCTAATCCCAAAGACCCTCCCCTTATCTATGAGTTTGGTACACAATGGCAAAAGACAGGTGGACCTAAGTACATAGTTGATGGTGCTACTGAAATTAAATATGTCGATACACAGAAAGTTAATTATTTACCTAGTAAAAAGAATTGGGTTTCTCCGCCAGACATTGAACATAAGATGTTTGATTATAGCTGGCATCCAGATAGTACCGAACAGCCTTATATATATGAGTTTGGTACACAATGGCAAAAGACAGGTGGACCTAAGTACATAGTTGATGGTGCTACTGAAATTAAATATGTTGATGTAATTAAAGCAATAAAAAAATCAAACAAATTAAATTGGTATATTCCTAAATATGTTGACGAAGCGTCATTTGATTTTAGCTGGCATCCAGACAGTACAGATGATTCGTTTAACTATGAATTTACAACTGTATGGCAATCAGAGGGTGGACCTATATATCAAGTAGAGGGAGCAACTGATACAAAGTATGTAACTTTTCCTGTAGCAAAAACTTTATCAGATAAATCTAAATGGTCAATACCTAAAAATATAGATAGCGATGCCTTTGATTTTAGTTGGCATCCTCATCCACGTGATCCTGCATATATCTATGAATTTAGTACACAACACCAACGATCAGGTGGACCAATATATAAAGTAAATGGTGCTAAAGAAATTAAATATGTAACCGAACCAAAAGCCACGGCTATAGTTACTACTAATAATTGGGAAGTACCTACTAATATTGATGTTGCTGAATTTGATTTTAGTTGGCACCCAGATAATACTGAACAACCTTATATTTACGTGTTTGGAACTCAATGGGCATTGACCGGCGGACCTAAATACATGGTCCCGGGCGCTACAGAGATTAAATATATTGACAATATTATTGCCAAGGCTGCCCCTAATAGAAAATATTGGACTGTACCTGATACCATCGATGCATCTACGTTTGATTTTTCATGGCACCCCTATGCAGAAGACGAACCCTTCATCTATCAGTTTGGTACGCAGTGGCAAAAGACAGGGGGTCCGATTTATACACCACCTGAGGCTGATTCTACATGTTTTACAAAGTATATTGATACTCGTATTATTAAAGCAACCAGATTACCTAGTTTAGAAAATTGGGTGATACCTAATAATATTGATAAAAAATCTATTGATTTTAGCTGGCACCCAGATGATACTGAATCTCCATACATATATCACTTTGAAACACAATGGAATGACAGGGGCGGCCCAGAATACCAGGTGCCAGGTGCCACAGAAGTAAAATATTCATCTAGTATTATTGCTAAAACTAAAAAGTCTAAACATAATTGGAAATCATTAATTAATATTGATGAAGATAAATTTGATTACAGTTGGACTCCTCACCCGCATGACCCACCTTATATATATGTATTTGGTAATCAATATCATCCTGCAGAGTTAGAACCTACTATACAATATATAGTAGAAGGTGCAACGCAGGTCAAATATGTAAATGAGATTGTAGCAACAACACTGCCTGAACTAGATAAGTGGGAAACACCTCTGGGATTTAATAAATTAACATTTGATTATAGTTGGAGACCCAATCCAACAAGTCCTCCTTATATATACCAATTCGGTACTTTGCTAGATAAAGAAGATGGTCCTAGATATATAACACCGAATAATGATGGTGAAGTGGTGTATTTAGAAAGAAAAGAAATTGTTGTTTTAGAAATTCCTGTTGACGGATTTCCTAAATACTATGTTGAAACTACATTAGAAGATTTAGTCAAAAAACATCCCAATGAAATGTTCTGGGCATTAAATCCAGATTTAGAATATAGTAGTTTTGATTTTAATTGGAAACCCGGTATCGACCAGGCACAGTTTGTACATGCATTTGGTTCTAGTGATAGTGAAGCAACTCAAACATATTTGATTAACAGCAATATGTGGGAGAAGGGTCATAGAGAAATTAACTGGGTCAAGGACGTTAAGTTAGATGATGAATCATTGTTTAAACTGTTTAAAAAACCTGATATGTTCTTTGTTGATAGAGGTAATAAAGAAACACAGACTCGTTTTGATGAATTAAAAGAACGATTCCCTACTATACAAAAGACACGCTACCTAAATACATGGGTGGATACAATCAACCGTTGTATCAATCGTTCAAGTACTAACCTATGTTGGATTCTTAATAGTGAATTAGATTACAATAACTTTGACTTTGAATATTATCCTAATCCTTGGCAAATGAAAATGGTTCATGTATTTGGTACGCAGTGGAGCCATTGGGGAACAACGTTCATGGTTAACCGTGACACCTTTGCTAATGATACCAAATATGTTAAAATTATTGAACACTTGAATAACATTAACTTTGTTAAGGATCGTACAGCAGTAGCAACAAATGTATTATACGATACAGTTTACATTGACCATGGAAACAAACCAGTTCCAGAGAACACATTGGTCATTGAATATAACGAAAGTTATCTCAAAACATTTAAGAAGTTACTAGAACAATTACCTGATAAAAAAGAACATTTTGTTTGGGTTACTAGTTCAATATGTGATTATAATGGATTTGACTTTACATATATATGTGATCCATTTGCACGTGACCAACTACATGTATTCCCTAGCGATAAACAAAAGTTTGGTGATACATTCTTAGTTAATGTGAATAAACTACGTGAGTTAATTGATAATGTTGAAGAATTAAAAGACGTTAAAGTTAACTATAATCAACATATGCGAGTAAAACGTTTACCTGCCCCAACTATTATTACAGAAGGGGATACTCATGTCTCTACTATTCATACTGATTTTAATTTCCCTTATGCTACGTTTCAAACGATTGACAACCAAGAAATAAAAGTTGTTGATACTGAGCCAATGAGTTTATGGAATATTGAAAGTAAAACTATTAAAATTAATAGCGTGGGTGGATCACATATTATTGTACCAAAAGAAGCAAAAGACTATGTAAAGCGGGAATTATATGATTATCCATATATTCAAACTAGCAAAATATTAGCTAAATCTACACCAATGGACATTGTGTTTTTAAGTAACGGTGAGACCGGAGCAGACGAAAACTATGAACATTTATTAAAGACTACACAAGGACTACCTAATCGTGTTGTTCGTGTTGATGGAGTTAATGGTCGTGTTAAAGCATATCACGCGGCAGCAGAGGCAAGCAACACACCTTGGATGTTTACTGTATTTGCTAAATTAAAAGTTAGTCTTAAATTTGATTGGAACTGGCAACCAGATAGATTGCAAATACCTAAACATTATGTATTCCATGCTAAGAATCCTGTTAATGGATTAGTATACGGTCACCAAGCTATGATTGCTTACAATAAGAAATTAACACTTGCCAATGAAGGTAAGGGCCTTGACTTTACAATGGATGATGAACATGAAATTGTAGAGGTTATATCAGGAACCGCAAACTTTAATACAGATGAGTGGAGTACATGGCGCACTAGTTTCCGTGAGGCACTTAAGTTATGTGCTAATACTGATGAGATTAGTAAAAATCGTTTAGAGTTTTGGTTAACGGTTGGATCTGGTAAGTTCTCTGATTATAGTATTGAAGGTGCACAACACGCTGTGGCATATTACAAAGAAGTAGAAGGTAATTTTGACAAATTAAAATTAAGTTATGACTGGGCTTGGTTGCGCCAACACTATGAAAACCTATATAAATAAAATTATGTCTTTAGATTTTCAGTATTTACAATCATCTCGCTTCTTTCAATTTGGATCCTATTCACTAGAATTTAGTGAAAATAAAGAAGGTTCTGCTCAAAAAAGAAATATATCATTGTTTGATGCATTTTGGTATCCACCGACGTATTCAATATCTGATTTACATTCAAAAAATTATGTTTCATCAGAAGGTTATTTTGGTGCCTCACTTGAACGTGCATTAGATCCTACCGTAAAATTATCAGTTAGAAATACTATTGTGAATCAATGGAATGAAACATATAATGTAGTAAATAAATTAAATGTTAGCCCTAAAGCAGTACATTTTGCAATACAACCACCCGGTGCATTGTGGAAAAAACACACTCATTCTATTAACTGTAAACAAACATTGACATTTTGTTATGGTTTTACTGAACAAGCAATTAGTGGGGATAACCCTAGTAGGTTCGTAGTTGATAACGGCACTGAGTATAGTTTTGTATATCCAGGTAACAGATTCTATTTTACATTTAAAGATAATTTAAAACATCAAAGTATTTCAAACGAATGGAGATTTTTTTGGATATATGACTTTGACCAATATATAGATGTTCCTGACTCTGATTTTATAGAAATGCCTATAGTGTTAAATTAAAATGTCAAATTATATAGTTTGTTATCCGGCAGGTGCATCTGGAAGATTTTTATCAGCAACCATATTTAAGATTGCAAATAAAATGGATGAAATAGTATTAACAACTGATGTTAACTCCGGACATTTAGAATTTGAGAATAAGATAATACCGGGATATAATCCAATAGAAAACAACAATCATCCTTTTGTTTTTAAAGATTTGATACCTAATAATTTAAATGACACCATACCTGTTTTCAGTACACACGCATTTCCCAAATTTAAAATAATTGACCGAATGGATCAATTCAATGATACTAAATTTATAACATTAGTACATGAAACCGATGACTACAAAGAACTAGTTGCAAATGTTTTGATTAAAGCAATAGTTCCCCAACTTAAAACTATTCTTAGTTCTTTGGGAGGGGTAGAACAATTTAAGGGTAAGACATATTTTTATAGTGCAGTATATATTGTTATTAGATTCAAAGATACATTTGGATATGATTTAACGATAGACAATTTACTTGATATTGATACTATTAAAAATTTATATGAATTAGATTTAAAAAGAAGAAAAATAAATGAAGAGGAATTAGGTAAATTTAAGACACCAATTAATATACCTGATAGTTTTAAAGACCGCATGATTGTCATACAGTATAAAGATATTTTCATAAAAACAAAAACATCATATGTTGCATTGGACCAGTTAAGTAATTTCATCGGGCTACCCATACCTGCTAATGTTATAGATTCATATGCAAAGTATGTTAACAATCAACAATTGATGTTAGACAAATATTTTCCATGGTTAAATGATTACCAAATTATTTGACAAACAATTAGTATAAATATATGTTATTATGATAACACAAACATTAAAAATTTCAGGTTACTTAATTGGTGCGTACATTGCGTACAAATTAGGTTTAGAGGCTTGGTGTGTAGTTTACGGACTATTATACAACTAATCGTGAACAATAAAATTAAAACTCTACAAGAAAACTTAGCCAAAGACTTAGTTAGTTTGGAAGATAATGATTTGGTTACAGAACAACAACTAGACAAAATAACGGATGCATACACCCAAGTGTATGATATTATATCCAAAGCAATTGACAAAACAAAAGAATAAATATATAATAACTTAAAGGACTAGATGTATGAGTACAGAATTTTTTCGCAAATACATAGATATCGTAGACGAATCTGTGCGCGGTGTAATGGTAGGACAAGGCGGCACTGCGGTACGTCCAAACAGTCCAGAAGAAAGAGATATTGTAGCCAAGGGACTAAAAACTGCTCGGACATACAATAAAAACATGGCCAAATATGCGGCAGCCCCGGGCGAGAAACAAGACATAGATCCTGCAACAGCCCAGCGCCGAAGCAGAGGTGCATTAAGTGGTTCAATTATAGAACCTGGTACAGGAGGTGCTGACGTTGAGAAAGGTATGCCCGTTACTATACCAAGTGCTCCTGATTCAGGCACGTGGCAGACTAGAGCTATTAATACTAAAAATCCAAATGTTAAAGTTGGAAGTGACATCAAAGCTAATCAAGGCAAAGCAACAGGACCTCGAAAACCTAGCGCACCTTGGTAAAAGTTATTGCTGTATGAAGCAAAGAGAAAAGTGTTCTGGACGGGGGTGCGAATCCCCCCAGGTCCACCATAAGGAAGTTTGATGCGTATTAATGAAATTGCTAGTTCAAAACTAAGTTTCGATACAACAAAAGGTAGTAATACTATTGGTGTTGAAATGAATGTTGACGGGCAATATGCAGGAACGTTTCAATACGATGCAGATAGTGGAAGAAGTTTAGTAGAGTTAGATCCAATCTTTCAAAGCAAAGGATTAGGTAAAATTCTAATACTAAAAGGAATCTATACTGCTATCATGTCAGGATTAGACTATGTAGAAGATGAGTCACGCACCCAAGCATTTGACAATGCTATGGATAGTTTGGCAGATTCAGGATACATTGTCAACGATGATGAGTATTGGTATGTTACCGGTGAAGGTGAGCAATACCTCAAACAAGTTTCTTTATGATGGGCCTGCATAGTTTCGACAGGGCAAAGAGTAACAGAGTGGACAGCTCGGCAATGTGAAAGCCGTAGGGTTGGGGGAACTCGGCCGAAGAAGCAAAAACCATAAATGCAAACGATAGCGTTTATTCTTTAGCCGCGTGAGGTTAAGGTGCAGTAGGACTTACTGTATTAAATAAAAAACCACAATAGGAGCTTCGGCTCCTATTTGTTTGGATATTCCCATGTCCATGTCCCGTCCTGTAATACTTTTTTCCTTCTCCCAGTGACAGTAAACGACAACTTGGCAGAACCTTTTTTACCATTGATAATTGACTGCGGATTCTTTTTACCCTTAGTAGTAGGTTTGCCTGTTCTTGCCGCAGACATTTTTGATAAAGTTTCATCGGAGTAGATATTTACCTTGCCCTTGTTCCAAGGTGCCGATCCTCTAGGCTTCCCGTGCTTTAAGTTATAATATTTTTTACCAAACTCATTCTCTTTAATCATATTCAATAAACGATATTCTTCAGTTTTCATATCTGAGATTTGAATCATTTTTATGATACGCCTTTTGAAATCTTGCGGTCTATACCGAACTTCCCCCGTTAACCAATGTGATGAAGAAATGTATCCATCATCAGGGGTACCTTCGTGCGACCCAACATAATACATATTTCGGACCTTATCTCTCCAAATATAAATGAAACCCATATGTCTTTCTCCTTTCTATTATTTATCAATGCGTGAAAAAAATCACGCATTAGTAGCCTATTTTGTTGCCCTATTCTACCAAATACACTTACTTTTTGTGCAAACTGATAGTATACTTTGCGAGATGAACTATTTTATTGGGCTAGCAGTTAGTCAATAAATATTAGTCTAACTTGTTGAGAGACAAGTTTATTTTAAAAGGAAATCTTATGAAAAAAATCGCATTAGCGACATTATTAGCCGCAACAACAATGGTTGCATCAGCACAAGTATCAATCTCTGGTAAAGTTGCTCAATTTGTAGACAATACTAAAACTGGCGCAATAAGCAATACTAGTATCGCCGGCGAACCAACAAACAACATTACTATTTCTGCTACAGAAAATTTAGGTGGTGGTTTGAAGGCACGTGTTATACTTGATACAAGCATTGGTGCAAATACCATTAATGGTAGTGGTACTCAAATGGGTGATCGTCAAGGTACAGTTGGTCTAGCATCAGGCATTGGATCAGTTGATGTTGGTCGTAATGTTCACAGTGAATTCTTAGCAATCACTAACAATGATGTATTCGGAACTACGTATGGTTCTGTAGCAGGTGATGTACATAACTTGCGCGGGCTACGTGTAAGCAATGGCGTATTCGCAACAGTGACACCATTCAAAGGTGTGACAGTTTCGTATGACCGCACACAAGGTGCAACTGGTACAGATGCAACTAGTTATGGCGCAGTTGGTACATTCGTTGGCTTTACTGCAACAGTCGCTCGTTTTGAGCAAGGTACTGAAACTAGTACAGTAGTTGGTTTAAGCACTAATATTGCAGGCACACGTTTGACTTACACTCACAGCGATGACAAAGGAGTTGTAAATAGCGAAGGCGATTTGATTGGTATTGCCAAACCATTCGGCGCATATACTGCTAAAGCAAGTTATGGTCGTACTAACCAAGATGTTAAGGCTTACTCAGTTGGAGTTGGTTATGCTTTCAGTAAGCGTACTGACTTAGAAGTTGCATATCGCAACATTGACAAAGCTGGTACTTCAGCAGATGTAACACAAGTTGGAGTTGGTCTAATACACCGCTTCTAATCTCAGGGAGATTAAAACAAAAGGCTCTTCGGAGCCTTTTTTGTTGACATAAATACCTAAACGTGTTATACTTTCAACATGAAAATAGAACGTGCATTAGATTGGAACAAAGTAAGCAGTGACTTATCAAGTCAAATGAATGGCATTGGCTACAATCCAGACTTACATCGTATGCACAAAAACATTGATAAAATGGTAACTGAATTAAGCAAACTTGAGGTGGCTATTCGTAGAACGGGTAAATTTTCAATGCTTGATGATAAAGTAGCCGAAATAAACAAATCAATCAATCACCTAGAAAAGTTAGTGTTGATGGCCAATCTGATGAAGTAAATTTGACAACAAATGGGTTTGGGTATATAATAGAGTCTTATTCAGTCAAAAGGCATCTATGAAATTCAATGCAAACGCAATTAGTACTTTATACTTTAGAATCTCAATTAAAAAACGGCCCTATAGTGATGAAGAAATTTGTTTATTGATTACTGCTAGTGATTATACAAAAACGAATAATAAAGGTAAGATAATGCTAGGTAAAGCATTATATTTTAGAGAATTGCCACTATCTACTGAACAAACTATTATTGATTCTAACATTGAACACATTGCCAGAATTAATAACTATTCAACAGTAAGTGTGTTGTAAATTAACAACAACAATTTTGACATTAAATGGACTCTGTGATATACTTGTATTGAATTGATAAAGGGTGTAATATGGAATACAAAGTTGAAGGCAGTCGCCGCAACAAAAAATTCGTTGAGGCGATACTTCCTTCAATGATATCCCAATTAAAACTTGAAAACTGCACAAAGGCAGTTGTCATTCGTATCAAGGATGAGTGTGATGGTAATCAAGGTATTACGGTTGACCTATCTCAACTTACCGGTTGCTACATGGTTGTAATTAAACCTACACGCAAACTTAAAGACATTGGATTGACACTTGCCCACGAAATGGTCCATGTCAAACAATTGGCAAAGGGTATTCTTAAGAATAAACAAAATGGAGTAAACATATGGGCCGGCAAGCGATACACTAATAAAATTGCATACTTGGATATGCCATGGGAAATTGAAGCCTTCTCAAAGCAAGAATTGATTCTACGCAGGGCATTTGAAGAATGATGCCCGAAAACAAAAACATAGCACTTGACAATAAATCAAGTTTCATATATACTAGCATCTGTTTCTAAACAAGCCATTTCAAAGGAGATTATATGGCATCGCAAATTTCTGACAATCTAACAATCACTAGCGTACAAACTCGCAAGGCAATGCTAAAAGCGTTTAAAGCTAAACGCCCGCTCTTTATCTGGGGCCCGCCCGGTATTGGCAAGAGTGAGGTAGTTGCTGAAGTTACTGAAGAACTTGGTGGCTTTATGATTGACTTGCGTATGGCACAAATGGAACCCACTGACATTCGTGGTATCCCATACTTCAATCGTGATATCAATAAGATGGATTGGGCGGCACCTGTTGACTTGCCCGATGAAGAACTTGCAAGCAAGTACCCGATCGTTGTTTTGTTCTTGGACGAAATGAACAGTGCATCACCTGCAGTGCAGGCGGCAGGTTATCAGTTGATTTTGAATCGCCGTGTAGGTAAGTATTTCTTGCCCGATAACGTTGTTATCGTTGCGGCAGGTAATCGTGACAGTGATAAAGGTGTTACTTATCGTATGCCGATGCCCCTCGCTAATCGTTTCTTGCACTTGGAGATGCGAGCCGACTTTACATCATGGCAGAACTGGGCAGTTGACAAGGGTATTCACAAAGACGTTGTGGGTTACTTGTCATTTGCTAAACAGGATCTGTATGAGTTTGATAGTAAATCTAGTTCACGTGCGTTTGCTACACCCCGTAGCTGGTGCTTTGTGTCTGACTTGTTGAATGATGAAGACAACACCGACAGTGATACATTGTTCAATCTGATTGCAGGTTCAGTGGGTGAAGGTCTTGCTGTTAAGTTTATGGCACACCGTAAGGTTGCAGGTCGTATGCCCGAACCAAGTGACATTCTTTCAGGTAAAGTGAAAGACTTGTCTGTGAAAGAAATTTCGGCAATGTACTCATTGACTATTTCAATGTGCTATGAATTGCGTGATGCACTTGAAACTAAGAAAGTTGACAGTAAGAAATTCCACGAAATGGCTGACAACTTCTTTAGCTACATTATGACTAACTTTGAGACTGAGTTGGTTGTGATGGGTGCTAAGATTGCATTGAAAACATACAAGCTCCCAATTGAGCCAAGTCAGTTGAAACACTTTGATGACTTCCACAAGAAGTATGGCAAGTACATTGTCGAAGCAGGTAACTAAACAGAGGGGTGCTAGTCACCCTTCTTTTAACTAAGGATTATCATGTCAGGTAAGAAATATTTTTACGCATTGGGTCAACGTGCCCGAGCAAAAGGAATGTCTAAGGACCAAGGAATGGCCTTGTATGCTATTGAATCAGGACCTGACTATGCCCGAATTGCGTTTGACGCAGGATATCGTGGTCTTGCATTTAATTGACAATAAATTAAATATGTGTTACAATAGACACATAAACAACAAAGGACTGTTATGAGTGAAGTACTAAATCCCACTAAGCGAACACGTAGCAAGAAATACGAAAATCTTATCGGACCTACTGATAAGAAAGTTGACTTTGATGCACGTGAACGTTTGGTAACAGCACGTATTGGTTTGTTGTTGCGACAGTCATTCTTTGGTAATCTTGCAACACGGTTGCAGTTGGTTAATGCTGATGAATGGTGTGGTACAGCGGCAACTGATGGTCAGAAATTCTATTACAACAGCCGCTTCATTATGATGTTGAAGCCTAAAGAAGTTGAATTCTTGGTAGCGCATGAAGTATTGCATGTGGTGTACGATCACATGGGTCGTAGAGATCACCGCGATCCGCAAATCTGGAACATTGCCGATGACTATGCAGTGAATGCAGACTTGAAACGACACAAGATTGGTCAATTCATTACTACAGTACCTTGCTTGTATGAGCAAAAGTATGATGGTAAAGCCGCTGAAGCAATCTATGATGACTTGATGAAGAATGTTCAAAAGATTGATATCAATGATTTGATTGACCAATTGCTTGACGATCACATGGATGGTGATGACGGTGAAGGCGACGGTGAAGAAATTGACGGTAGCGGTAAAAGTAAAGGTCGTCCAAAACTTTCTGAAGAAGAAAAAGAACGCATTCGTCAGGAAGTTAAGCAAGCAATTATCAATGCCGCAAGTAGTGCTGAAGCAGGTCAGTTGCCACTAGGTGTTGAACGATTGATTAAGCAAGCTACTAACCCAGTCATGCCCTGGCGTGAACTGATTCAAACGAACTTGACTAGTGCAATTCGTACTGACTACTCTTGGATGCGTCCTAGCCGTAGGGGTTGGCACATGGATGCTATCATGCCCGGCATGACCCCGGGAGAAGAGATTGATGTTGTTGTTTCTATTGATATGTCAGGTTCTATCAGTAACAAACAAGCACAACAATTCTTAGGTGAGATTGGTGGCATGATGGATTCGTTCGATGGTTACAAGGTCCATGTATTTTGCTTTGATACTGACACATATAATCCACAAGACTTCTCTAGTGAGAATATGGAAACTATTGAAGAATATCAGCCAATGGGCGGTGGTGGTACTGACTTTGATTGTATTTTCAAATACTTGAAAGACAATGCTATTGATCCAAAACGATTGATTGTATTCACTGATGGCTATCCCTGTGGTAGTTGGGGTGATGCTGATTACTGTGATACGACATGGATCATTCATGGTGACAAGAATCCAAATCCCCCATTTGGTACCTATGCAATTTATGATGATAAAGTCCAGTGAAGAAATAATTATTTACGAATCACCGGATGGCGGTAAGACAGTCTATGCTCGTAAGTCGGGAGAGCCTCCAAATTCTCGCACTCTACATAGCATAGATCCTGTTTGGAAAAAAGAACAAGAGTTAAATGTACGTTGGGCCAATCTTAAAGAACCCGTATTTATGGCTGATAGTGACCCAACACTTAATGATGCAATAAGTAAAGTAGAAATGTTATATGCCCTCAAGAAAGAAAACTAAACACTATCTTGCAATGTGGGATATGTTAGGCCTTGAATGTTTGTTTGACGTTGGTGCTGAAATAGCAGAACATGATGCATGGGAAAAAGAAAAGATTGTTTCTATTCTTAAAGAACAACCAGTAACTAAAAGAAAAAGTACTATCCCGTTGCAAATGATGATCCTTCGTGCTAAAGTGAATAGCCAACGTGCGTATGAGATTTATGAATTCGGTAGCACTATTGAGTATGACGAATTGAAAGAAGCGTTTAATGATGATCCACAACCTATTGTTGAATGGATTAGAAGTAATGGTAAAAAAGTTTATAGTGATTACGTTAAACAAAATAGGAAAATGATTGTATGATGTATATTGGTACAAGCCTCGGTGGTTGTTTACTTAGCCTGTTGGCCGGCGAAGTGTCCGAGGACGAGGTAATGTTCATTGTAACACGCACTGATTGCCCTGACTACGATAAATTTATTGGTGTAGTTAAAGCATATCATGCACAAGGTAATCCTTTTGCCCGTAACCCTGCAAGATATAGTTTGGGTGATTACCCATTAGATGATGCAGTTGATTTGGCTAGTAGATTATATTATTCTGGTAGGATTCATCAACCAAGAACCTTTACTAGTAAAGGTGTCGACCCTGATTATGCACATCCTGCTAAACTGGGTCATGGATTGTGGATGCAAGTCGTACCTACAAATGATAATAGTACACCTGCAGTAGTTGAAGCCTACGAAAAATATAAAATGCTGGATACATTAACTAAATGACAGAGTATCAAATTGATCCGGTTAGTTGGTTTACGGAGCGTGAACTAAAATACACACCTAAACATTTTGTTGTATCTACTACCGCATTGACGGGTGACAATAAGTTATGGATATTGAATAAACTTAAGGGAAGATTTTCAGTTGTATTTACAGAGGACGGCATGGATGATGTACTTGTGTTTCAATTAATGGGTAAACCTGCATTTGAAGACCCCAAAGAAGCAACATTTTACGAATTGACTTGGTCTTGATGCCCAAAACAATTACTACGGAAAAAATAAGTAGTATAAGAAAATTATATTAAATATCTATAACACTCAAGGAGAATATTATGAGTTTTTTAAAACACGTCGGTAAACATGGTGATCGCAAAGTAGCAATCATTTTTCGTGAAGTTCCTGGCGAATCACACATGTGTTTAGTAACATATACAGAAACACTTAACCAGCATATACATGACCCGCTAATTCGTTGTATTGAATCTGATATCGGCCAACATGCAGAATCATTATCTGATGCGCTTAATCGCACGTTGGGTATGGATGGGCAACCAATCTTATTCACATTACACCGTGAGGGATTGTTGAAGAAAGTACAAACAGAAAACATCGTTGTTACTCCAAATTCAAACACTAAAATTAAATTAAATGAACTTAATAAGATTTTAACTGAAATGAAACAAGGTGAAAGCGCCGTTAAACGTATGGCCGAAATTGACCAAAGTCGTGGTCTACAAACTCCATCTGATGTAGCACGTAGGATGCGTGAAAGCAAAACACGTGATGCCAAAGTACCAGCAACACAACCACTAATATCATCATCAAATGACGCATTAGGTGATAACGTTATTGCAAATAATTTAAGACAACAGGCACAGAAGATGGAAGCAGAAGCTAAAGGATTATTAGCCGAGTCTGCTAGATTGTTGTCTGAAGCCGAAACAATGGATCCAGTTGTAAAAAAAGCAACTAAAGTTAAAAAAGCAAAAGTTAGCGCATAATGAGTCCAGAGTTCATTGAGAAATGGGAACATATTCTCGAAGATGTTGAGAAAAATAAAATACCTGTACAGTTTATCAAAAAATTAATTGTTAAACTTCAAGGTAAACGACAGCAAACTATCAATGTAGAAAAATTCTTACAACAAGGATTAGATCCAGATCAGATAGAAGATGCAGTAAGTAGAAAACTTAATGAATTAGACGACCAAATCGTTAGTGTTGAGTTTATACTTAACGTGCAAAATATTGCTGACACAGTTCAACCTGAAACAGATAGACTTTTAGGTAAACTTTAACTTTATCAAAAAGCCCTGAATATTTAGGGCTTTTCTTTTATTATGTTATAATACAATAATGAAACAATACTTAGACTTACTACAAGATATTTTAGATAACGGAGAACTTAAAGATGACCGAACTGGTGTTGGCACTCATAGTGTTTTTGGACGTCATATTCGCTTTGATTTGCGTAGGGGCTTTCCCGCAATTACCACTAAGAAACTTGCTTGGAAGGCTTGTGTCGGTGAATTACTTTGGTTTATTGAAGGCAGTAGTGACGAACGCAGATTGGCTGAAATCACGCATGGTACCAAAGAGGGTGTTGTAACTATTTGGACACCAAATGCGTTGTCACCTTATTGGAAACCTAAGGCAAGATTTGAAGGTGATCTAGGTCGTATATACGGAGTTCAATGGAGAGATTGGATAACCCACACCCCTGAAGGTGAACCTGATATTGATGATGAATATGGTAAAACATATTTCGATCCGGTGTATAAACACATTGACCAATTGGCAAATCTCATTAAAGGATTAACAGAAGATCCTAATGGGCGCAGGCATATACTAAGTGCTTGGAACGTGAGCGAGTTAGACCAAATGGCATTGCCACCTTGTCACGTTATGAGTCAATTCTATGTTAATAAAAATAAAGAACTATCTTGCCATATGTATCAGCGTAGTGTTGATGTTTTCTTGGGCTTACCTTTTAATATTGCTTCTTATGCATTACTTACACATCTATTGGCACATCACTGTGGTTTAAAAGTAGGTGAACTTGTTATCAGTACGGGTGATACACATATCTACAAAAACCATATTGAACAAGTCAAAGAACAATTGCAACGAGAACCATTCGAATTACCTACGCTAATGCTAAACTCATTGAAGACTAATATCTTTGAAATGACAATGCAAGACATTCACTTAGAGAACTATCAAAGTCATGGCCCTATTAAAGCATCAATGGCAGTCTGAAGAAGAATTTAATAGACCTAAGTATCAGGTACAAATATCTGATACAGGTGAAAAGTCAGTGTCTATTACTCATGTAGTTCACACTATTCGAATGGGTGATGCTGAAGATCCTGACTTGATGATTGCTCAACCTATTTGGGAATGGCAACAAACAGATGCGGGTAAATGGATAATGGAAAATTCTAGTCCTGCGCCTAGTTGGCATCGTCATACAGACTTTAACACATATGGTCACATATATCAGATTAGAGCATATTTAACCCACAAACAATTAACATTTTATAGATTGAAATACGAATGAACATTTTAGTAACAGGCGGTCTCGGCCTTATCGGACATCACGTAGTAAATAAATTAGAATCATTAGGACACGATGTTGTCATTACTGATACTCGCACTACTTATGGAATTATTCCTCAAGATGAAATTGATTACTTGATGGATGAACGTCTTAAGAAAATCAAGACAAATTATATATACAAGATTGATATCAGTAACGGTGATAGTATTGATTGGCTGATACAAAAACATCAGCCTGGAATTATTATTCATATGGCTAGCTTCCCTCGTCAGAAAGTTGTTAACGCTAATCCAGCAATAGGAGCACGTACAATGATGGAAGGATTAATGAATCTATGTGAATCAGCAAAGAAACACAATGTAACTAAATTCCTGTATATCAGTAGTTCAATGGTATACGGAGACTTTACTGATGACGTAGTGGAAGATTATAACTGCAAACCACAAGGTCAGTATGGTATTATGAAACTATCCGGTGAGCATATTGTTAAAGACTACAGCCGTCGTAATTGTTTTAGTCACACTATCATTCGTCCAAGTGCCGTTTATGGGCCATTGGATGTTGAGGATCGTGTTATTGCTAAGTTTATGTTAACTGCAATGCGCGGTGGCACACTCAAAGTTAATGGTGCTAGTGAAACACTAGACTTTACTTATGTAGAAGATGCCGCAGATGGTATCGTAGCTGCCGCAGTGAGTGAGAACACAAAAAACAAAACATACAATATTACAAAGAGCCATAGTCGTAGTCTATTAGATGCGGCCAATCTAGCAGTTAAGATTGTAGGTCAGGGTAGCATTGAAGTCAAAGACAAAGATGCTGACTTTCCAAGTCGTGGTGCATTGAATATTGATGCGGCACGTAAAGACTTTGGATATGATCCTAAAGTAGATGTAGAAGAAGGCTTTGAAAGATATTATGAGTGGCTTAGTAATTCCCCATTTTGGTCTAAAAAGACAGTATAAGAACATCGGTGAAGAGTTGATTGATGCAACTCACCGTGCCCTTAAAGACGGTCAACTTGTTGGTGGTCATTATACCCGTTCGTTTGAAGAATGGCTTAAACATCGTACTAGAACAAAATACGCAGTAACAGTTCACAGCGGCACACAAGCACTTGAAATTATTGCAAGATATAAGAAAAAGAAACACTTAGAAACCTTTAAAAATAATCCTAAAATTTCTATTCCAAGCTTAACTTATCCAGCAACGTTGAATTCATTGTTGACTGCAGGTTGGGATGTAGAGTTAGTTGACACAGATAAGAACGGTATTATTGAATTAGAGAATAGTATGAAGGGA